TCCAACGTCGCCGCCGCGGCCACAAAGTCGGTTTGGACGGTGACGACGGCGCCGGGCGCTTCGTCCGGGTATTCGGAGCGCTGCCACGTTGTATCCCCTTCCACGCGCCATTGCACGAACCACGTAAGGTCGTCCCGGTCGGGTCCGGTCCCTTCGTCCAGCAACCGCACACCGGGGGCACCCGTGGCGGCGTCCTGCAAGTATACCACGTCGATATTGTCGATTGTCGGCGCGTCCAGCGGCAGCGACGGCACGGGTGCCCCTTCGGCGGCGCCGGGCCCTTCCTCGAGCGCTGGCGTCCACTCGTCCACGGTCGGGTCGGCGGCGACCCATTCGAACGTCACGCCGCCGCGCAGGGTGCGGCGCATGGCCGTAATTTCCACGGGGCCGGAATAGAACAGCGTTCCTGCTTCCTCCAACGTCAACTGAATAAAGCGCTCGCCGGCCACGCCCCGCCCGGCAATATTGGTCGTCACGGTGCCGCGCTTTGGAGCGCTGCGCCGCGCCATAAGCCGCTTCGCGAGGAACCGTGACTGCGCGTGACTTGGCACCTGCGCCTCCAGCGGGGCCGACAGCACCTTGCCGCGCGCGGTAATGTCCGCTTCATCGCGCCACGCGTCGCATTCGACCACGTTGTAGTCGTGATCGGCGGAAATATACGAGCAGATTATTTCGTTGACCGCCTCGCCTTCGTCGGGCTCGCCGCCGTCGAACGTGTACGATACGATTTCGTCGGGGCCTAGGGAGACGATCGGAGCGTAATATTTCCCCGCGTACAGAACCAACGCCCCGTCCGATCGCGGCATAAGCCAGCCGTCGAACGTTGCGAGCAGCGCGGCGATCGGCGCCGCGTGGCGATCGGTGTGCTTGTGCGACACCGACGACCGGTACTTGGCTTCGGTACCCCCCGCGGCGAGCGCGCGGGGCTCGTCGCACACGGCTGCCGCGGCAATCCAATAGTCGAGTGTCGGCGCGATTTTCCGATTCCACCAGGCGAGGCGCAGCGCGGCGAGCGCAGCGGGGTAGCCCGGGTCGGCGCGCGCGAGCGCCGGGCGGGGGCCTTCGCGCACCAATTTATAGTGCAGGAGGTGCCGCACCGGGTTTTCGGTCCACGTCCATGCCGCTTCGTTCAACGGATCCACCGCACCCGGATCCGGGCATAGCTGCCAACGTGCGACGATCGACGCCACCGGCACACTCGACGCAGGATACGTTTCTTGAAAAACCTTGGCCTTCACGCTCTTGGCCGTCACGGCGAGCATGACAACGCCGTCGCCGCGGTGGTTCGGCGTCCAGATCCCGGCGAGCAAGGCGGCGAGCGCCGGGAAGCCCGCCCCCGGGGCGCTACCGTCCGTCGTGTAAATGTGCACCGCACCGTCCTTGTACCGCCCGTCCGCTCCCGCCGCGACCGCGCCCCCGCCATCGACCGCCACCGCTTCGTCGGCCAGGTAGCGCGCTTCGATACCGTCGATTTTGCCCTCGTGCACCGCGAACACGTCCACGGCGGTGCCGTTGCCGGCGGTTTCGAACAGCGTATACGCGCCGTAGAGGCGCGACCGCCCGTACGCCGACACGCGGGGCGGGCGACTCGTCTTAATGGCGTATTCCGTCGTCGGCGGTTTCGGTTTATCGGGGCCAATACCGAGTAAATCGCCAATCAAGCCTCCCGAAACGGGAATTCCCAATTCGTTGGCAATGAAAGCGCCGCCCACGCCGAGCGGGCCGCCGAGAAAATTCAACAACGAAAGAACGACGTTACCCATCGTTGCGCGGCCTCCACGCCCGCAACACGCTCCCCGGATCAATCGAAACGAACGCCATTCCCCGACCAGTAACAAGCGCCCATCGGCGCCCCGTGAATATCGTGCCAGCCTCTTGACCACGCAATGAAATGACCGCCGCGTCGCCCGCTTCCCGTCTCCCGACGCCGCGCGGCACCCCGACTGCTCCTAGCCCTTGCGTAAAAACTGCGACAAGCCCGCCGCCGCGTTCGGCCACGCGCTCGCCGTCAAGTTCGGTTTCGTAAGTGCCGCGCCAAGGCGCCATAGGGTCGTCATAGCCGCAAGCCACAACCCAGGCAGCCACGAGGGTGGCACAATCCCACTCGCCGGGTACGCGGGCTCGAGCGGTTCCGTTTCGCAGGAAGGCGCCAAGGTCGGCCGTCACTGCGCCGGCCCCCAACGCCGGCTCGTGCCCGCGTTGATGCCCGCCACGTGCGAAAATATGGCGTCGTCGGGGAAATCCCGGCGCTGGTCGCTATCGGTGAAAAAGGACAGCGGCGCGCGCGATCGCGTCGTATCGCCTGCAATGACGTGCAGCGTCAAGGTACGTACGCGACCTTCGGGGCGGGGTTCGCTGCTGACCGTTAGTTTCTACCCTTCGCCGGTCCACTCCCACACGACCGGCGACGCAATCTGCCAATCCTCGTCGAATTCGACGCGTCCGATATACACCGCGGCGCCGGGCACCTGGTCGGCCTCGTCGACGGCGAACGCCAAGGTGCGGTCGTCGATCCCCGACAACGTGACTTCCATCCGCTGCGCCTGCCCGTTCAACAGCCCTTCAAGGTCGGGCAGGTTGATTAACTCGCCCGCACCCGACACCAAAGTAAGGTCGGGCAGTACGTCGTCGGCGGGCAGCAACAGGTCGGTGTGGCCCGTCCAGAAAATAGCGGGCTCGTCGGTTTCGATAACGAATATGAAGCTTTCGCGGTACTGCGGCATTATACGCCGTCCCGTTCGAATTGCGCCATGCGCGCGGGTATGTTGGCGTGAACCTGTTTCATGCCCGCCCCGATAAGCGCGACCGTCTCCTGCCGCACCGACGATTTGATATGCTCGGCGAATCCGTCCGGGTTCACCCCGCGCGCGTCGACGTTGACGGTTTGGTGCAGCGTGACGCCGCCACCGCCCGCGCCGCGCATGCGCCCTAGGGGAATGATTTTGCCGGATCCGGCCGGTCGGAACCCCTCGATACCGCCGCCGTCGTTCACGCGGTACATTTTGCCGCCCACCACGTCGCCGCCGCCAGCGCGCGCCGGTGCGCCGAACAGGCCGCCCACGACCGACGACAGGAAATTACCGACCGCGCCGAACGTACCGCCTCCCCCCGCTTGCATTTTGGCGAAGCGCTCGGCGATCGGCCGCAAAATCACCTGCTCTATGAACAGGTCTAGGATCCCCGCCAAAATCGGGTCGTCGACGCCGATTTGATCCATGATGCTATCGCGCAGACGGCTTTGGATGCTTTCGAGCTCGTCCACGACCCAAGTTTCGGCCAACTCGGCAACTTCGTCCCGCGATCGGTCGCTGTCGCGCAGGAACCGCGCCATGGGGCCTTCGTTGTCGCGCGCGCTCGCCTCGCGTCGGCTGCCGTGCATTTCGGCGAGGTCGGCGCGGGCAGCGTCGGCGTCGGCTACCTTACCCGCCGCAATATTCGCTTCCAGGTCGACCCGTTCGCGTTCCTCTGCGAGCGACAGCAAACGGCCTTCGATTTCGGCGCGTTCCTTGCTCGTCTCGGCGAGACGATACCGCGCCTCCAACGCGTCGGCCTCGAGCCTCGCGTTGCTCTGCCGCTGGTCGCGCTGCAACTCGGCGGCTTCCTGATTCCGCTCGGCAATGTCCGCGTCGCGCTCGGCAACGACGTTCAGCCGCCGCAACGCGAACGTGGTGGCCTGCAGCGCAACCAGCCGGGCCTTTTGCTCGGCGGTGTACTTGTCGCTCGCCTGCGTCTCGGCGGCTTCCTGCGCCTGCTCGCGCTGCAGGCGCTGCAATTCGATATCGGCAATGGCTTCCGCCGTTAGCGCGGCGTCCTGTTTCTCCCGCAGGATTTCGTCGTTTAGCTGCGCTTCCTCGCGCGCGAAGGCTTCGGGATCTAACGGGGAGCGCGGCGCAGCCCGGCCCCCGCCCCGGCTCTTGCGCCCGGCGCTGCTAGTTGAACGCGCGGCGGGGGCCGACCCGCCAATGCGGTTGCCGAACACGTCGTACCCGCGGAACATGTCGGCCACGCCCTGCGCGGCAATGTCGTTGCGGCGGTTTCGGTCGGCTTGCTGGTACCCCTGGTCGAACCGACCGGCCAAATTCGTTCCGTTGCTGGACGTGACGAAGCGCGGCCCGTGTTCGTCTCGCCCGATGCCCACGCCCGTATTGAGAAAGGCGGTAATATTGTCGATATCGACGAGCAGCGGCCGGATCCGGTCGCCAAGCGTCATCGCGTCGCTTTCGATCGTGCCGAACGCTATTTTGGCGGCGTCAACAAGCGGTTGGAAGGCGTCCGACAGCCCGGCAAACGTGGCGCGGATATCAATACCCGCGTCGCGCGCCGACTGCGCCATGTCGCCAAACCCATCGGCACTGTCGGCCACAAACTGCGCGAGCATTTGCGAGAAACCGCCGCCGCGGTCGAATTCGCTGAACGTGACGAGCGCCGAGTTGTAAACCAGCGTCATCGCATCTTCAAAAGTTACCGGGATTTCGCGGAATTCCGCGTCCAGCGCAGCCGTAAATTTTCGGTCGGAGAAAGCGCGCGCCAGCTTGTCGGCGGTCAATTCGCCTTCCTCTGCCATGGCCCGCAGCGCGCCCACGCTTACGCCAAGGCTGTCGGCGAGCAGGCGTTGCAGCCGCGGCGCGTTTTCGGCCATGGAATTGAATTCATCGCCGCGCAGGACGCCCGATTGGAACGCCTGCGTAAGCTGGCGAATCGCCTGCGCGCTTTCCGACGCGCCCGCGCCTGAAATCTTGAACGACTTGCCGACCGTCTCGGTAATATCGGCGACCTGCTCTTGCGACAGGCCAAGGTCGCGGGCGTTACGGGCGAACGCCGCGTAGAGCGCCCCCGTGGCCGACAGGTCCGATCGGGTCGCTTCGGCAATGCGCCGCACGTCCTCCTGCGCTTGCCCGAACGAGCCGACGCTAGCCGTGGCCAGGCGCAGCTGCGCGTCCAGTTTCTTGGCCTCGTCGACCATCGTAATGAATTGGCGGGCAAGTGCGATCGCCGAGACGCCCGCAAGGGCGCCAGCCATGGCGCGGACGCTTGCCGAAACCAGGTTGGACGTGCGCGAGGCGCTACGGTCGATCGACGACATGGACCGCGTAAATTGCTGCTCGGCACGGCGCACGTTCGCGTCGTAGCGATCTAGCTTCGCCTCCAATTCGACAATGACTTTATCCGCGACGACCGCCATGTGTCAGTGCCTCGTTTTGCCGCTTATGCCGAGCTCGGCCAATTCGGCTTGGCGAGCCCGTACGAAATCTGCGGACGGCGGCTTTACGTCGTCGTCGTCACCGACCTTATGCCGCACGTTCCACGTGTGACGCAAGGCCGTGAATTTGAGGTAGGAAAGGCGGTCGGCCACGTCGGGCGGAATGCCCATCATGGCGCAGTCGGTTAGGGCACCGGGGTAGTCGAACCATCCTGCTCGGCTGTCGGCGGATCCGCTTTTTTTTTATCCCCGCCCGCCGCTTCCTGCGCCGGTGCGTAGCCTTCGATCGTGGCGAACAGGATTGCCGCCGTCATGTCCCACAAGTCTTTGAGGGGCATTAGCAGCGCCTTGTTCGGGGCGCCTATGTAGCGTTCGATCAACTGATTTGCGCGCAGGGGCCCAACCGTCTGTTCTTCCCCGTCGACGATGCATTGCCCGCCGCCGATCAAACCCTGCCGGATCGTCTCGAGGAGGTCGACCACGTGGAAGGCGGCGTACGCCGGGTGCGCCACGGTCGGGTCGTTCGCCATGCGGCCCTGCAGGACGCGAGCGTAGATTTCGCCGATGCCCGCACCGCACTTTGTCTGCACCTCCTGAATCTGCAGGAGGGGCAGCGCAAAGCGATATTCGCCGTCCGCAAATTTGAGGTCTACGAAGGTGTCCACCCGCTTACGGTTCCGGGTCGTCGACCCACGCCCACGCGCCGTCGCTGGCGATTGTCAGGCTGACCGTGGCAAACTGCCCGTCGCTGGTCGACCCGCCCATTTGCTTGTTCGTAAGCATGGCGGGGCCCGCGTAGTAGCCGCGGCCCACGTCGCTGCCGGCCGGGCGCGCGACACGGAAACGGTAATTCTTGGTGACGCCCATGGCGTCGTCCACGTCCTCGCGCAGCGCGAGGTTCAGCAGGCCTTCGCCCGACAAATCCCACTGCCGGCCGGTCGGAACGAGGCGCCGCACGGGCACGTCTTCCGGGTCCGCGCAGTCGGGCACGAACACGTCGTTGGTATTCACCTGGTCGGTGAACGTGCGGGCAGTCAGCCCGCAAATGGGGTTGAAAACCTCCGGCCCCGCGCCGTCCCCCATGAGAATGTCAAGGTACGTCCCCTTGACGATATCCGGCTGCGCCATGCTTAGGGCTCCTTTCCGATTTGGGAGTTTCTACTTGGAATTGTTGTCGTCGTCCACGTGCAAATTCGGCGTAAGCGCCTGCGGTTCGGCAAGGCTCGCGTCGAGATTGCCCGGCAGCGTTTCGTCGGGTTCGCTGCGCTCGTCGGCGTCGGTGGCGCGCTCGAGGATTTCGGCCCTGCCGAGACGTTCGGCGAGTTCGCCCACCTCGCGCTTTACGGTGCCTTCGAAGCCCGCGGCGTAGTGCGTCACCGCGCGCGACGGCCACGTGTGGTCGTGGTTCTTGGTGAATCGTACGCGCATGTCCGCCTCCTAGCTGTTTACCATGATTTCGAACAGTCCGATGCCGTGGAACGCGCCCCCGGTCGCCTGGTCCTGCAGCACCTGTGTGCTTACCCATTCCAGAAACGCTGTCGCCGGGTACGGGCAGCCAATTTCCACCACGGCAAGGTCGATAACGGCCCCGCCGAGCGCTTCGGATATGACGCCCATAATTTCGTGCACGAGGGTTTCGCCGCCGATCGTCTGCGCCCCGGTGCCGTC